GTGAAAAGCGGACCAGTAGGGGGCCTTCGGTCACAATCCACCCGGAAACGGTGGCCTTCATCGACGATAGAACACCCGTGCATCGGATCGCGGAGGCTGTTCCGTATGGTCTCACTTATATTAAGCCGACGCAGTTTGCGCCGAAGCTGAAGGTGGCGGAGCGCAGGGAAATCCTGTCCCTGGCCTTGGATGCCATGGAGACACTCCTTTCGAATGAGGAGTATCTGGCCTCGGGGATCTGTAATCGGCGCATCGGATCCAAGCTTATCAGGGGCTTTCCGGACCTATTTTCCTATGTCTGGGAAGCCATGAATGAAACATATATTAAGCCGGCCGACTGGGTCGATGACACTTTTAGCCTCGAAACCCAAATGCGCGGATTCTTTGAGAAGCAGCATAGGTGAACCCGAACAGTAGGCCGCCCCACAGAGTATCCACGACGGCGAAGCGGGGATCATAGTTCTTAAGAGTGGCGTAGTTGGTGAAATCGTAGACGGCGTAGGTGGCGACACCGACGGCCGCCGCGCCCCCAATAGAGGTCGCCGTAGAGATAAGATAGCCGATGGCCACGTAGACTACGAGCGCCGGTAGGACACGAACGCTGATCGCCGATCCCTGGATTCCGCGAATGAGTTCGGACGACCAGCCCTGATTCAGGTAGAGCCAGGGGACGTCTATTAGGAGAGCAATCAGCGCGAGGCCTGCAACCTTGATCGCAAGTTTCTGTGCGTTCATCGAGGCACCCATCTACTCCGCAGAGACAATAGTGTATGACCGATACCATACATCTGGAAGGATTTTCAGAGAGTCTCCGAGGAACCCGGATCTTCGTGGCCGGCTCGAAGCCCCAGTTTATCCGCAGCGTTCTCGGTCGTCTGGCCACTGATACATCGCAGCGTGGAAAGCGGATCCTCGTGCACCAGGGACCCATGCCCCGATGGCTCCAGCGCCTCGGCTGGGATGCCCTCTTCCATCTTCAGGACACCCAGGATCTCAAGCTGGCCCTCACCTTCATACAGCATATGACGAAGCCGGGGCGCGTCGTATGGTCGGGAACCATCTCACCCCCCGTTATGGCACACCTTTTGAAGATCGACGGGCTGAGCCTTGTGGCCGTGGGGGACGCGCCGGGCCCGGAATGGCAGGCCATCTTTTGGCCCCCTGGCTCCACCATAGAGGATGTGGAGCCGATCATCACCAGCCGCCTCGGGCCCCAGGGCCGCCTCAAGTCGATATTGTCCGAGCTGCGCGCCTCCGAAGTCGGCCTCGTCTGGTCATCGATTCGCGAGAGTAAGGGGGGAGCGTTGTATTGGTACGACCCGTCCGATGGAGAGGCGGCCCAGATCGATCCGGAGGAGACGGCGGAGATTCTTAGAGGGCTGGCGGACTCACTCCATAGGTAACTCCTTCTCGGACACCTCGTTCAGTTGCCTGCTGAAGGAAGCAAAAGGTGCTAGCGGCATACCCTTTAGGGCTGGCCTCTCGATGTCGATAAAGAGGATAATACGCGGCTCATCGGTGGCATTCTGGACCGAGTGCGGATAGGTGTCATCGAACACGATGGCCTCTCCTTCTTTCCAGTGGAGTTGCTGGCCGTCGACCGTAATATAGCATCCGGGGCTCTTAGGAACTTTCAGGCCCAGATGGTATCGGAGAAAGGCGGTTGATGGACCGCGGTGTTCGGGAATCCGCTTGCCGGGTTCTAGGATGGAAAACATGGCTGCGTGAATATCTGGGCAGGCCGCTATGATTTGGCTCGTCCTCGGGCAGGCGCGCCGCGTGGCCTCGGTCGGTTCTTGATACCATTTGAGGATGAAGGTCTTCCAGCCCTTTTCGGAGGGATCTTTAAAGTTATTATGGGTTCCGTAGAAGTCCATATTGGGCAGGCCCTCTTTTCTATAGATGGCTAGAGCCTCGTGCTGAATATCTTTCCAGCCGGCTTTGATAATGGAGTGGCTTTGGAATGCATTTGCATCGAATACGGGGGGTGTAGAGGTCAGGCTGCGTACGGCAGTGTTAAAGAGGCCGATGAGTGGTAGAGGGAAACACCGGACGTAGTAGAAGTAGGGGGGTAAGGAGCGGCCGTTGTCGCCGTGCCTTCTATCGGCCTCGCAGAGGACTAGTATAATAAATATGACTATGTAGGCATACTTATTATATCTTCGGGCCATTTACATTGGGGATATATTTAGGATCTTCCAAAAAGCTTGAACGTGCCCTTCTTCGCCTTGAAGCCAGCGGCACGAAGGCGCCGAATGGCCGTCTTGCCAGCCGCATGCTTGCGCTTCGAAACGATGCGGCCCTTCTTCGTCTTCATGAGGTCGGAGCGCGTGAGGCCACCGGACGTGCGCTTGGCCGTGCCGTGGAAGACCTGGGCCTTCGTGCCGACCGTGGCCGCCTTCTCAGAGCGCTTCTTGAACGTCATGCGATTCGCCTTACGCTTCGAGAGGAAGCGGCCGCGCATGTTACGCAGGCGGCGGCTGCCGCCCATGCCCATCTTGATATTGCCGCCGCCCGCACCCGACGCGCTTGACCCCATACCAAAAAGGCTCGAGAAAGATGCGCCGACACCCTTTGCAGCGTTTTTAGCCGAGTTTAGCATACTCTTCGGTCCAGACGCCTGCGCAGGTGTAACAGGCGGGGCAGACATTCTATATTCATAGCCGAGATTTTATTAGCTTCATAAGGCCTTCCATCTTTCCAAGGTCGTAGACGCCGGCAAAGTGTACTAGGAAATCACCAGGTGACCAAAGGCGCTTTCCGGGAAGTCCCTGAACGTACGCATTGAACCGGGTACAGTCTTCAGTGATCTCTACCTTTTCCAAATCCGTAGGAACAGTCTGCAAAAGATAAATGATGGCCGCATTCTCCCACCAAATATGATATGTGAGATGCGTCTGTTCACCCACGCGCCGCCAAAAGTCCCGGAGCCATGGTCCATTACGCATGAGCATATTGCCGGAATTCAGATTTCCGCAGGCGTCGATGCACATCAGTAGGTCTTTTCCCGCCGGCAATAGAGGGACCACGTGATCCTCTAGCTTCAAAGCCGGGTTGGTTATAAGAACATCGGCATCCGAAAGGAAGATCAGGGTCCCATCCGGGTACTTGGATAGTAGGCCCAATACAAAGGGAATCTTCGACCAGGCGATGGGTTTCTCGCGATCCCAGAACTCGGTGCCGCCTTGAATATAGGTGTAGCCGTGCGCAGCCGCATAGGCCACCTTTGAAGTGAGGCCGGGCTCCAAGGCCCGCTTGAAGTCTTCGCCGATAGCGAGAGTCGCGATGATCATTGAGGGTACTAAGAGAATACTCTTAAGCGTAGTTGTAGCCCCGGGAAAAATTGAACCGGCGCTGACCCCAAAAATAAAGTACCTTAATGACGTTCGAGTATCAGAAGAATGCTGCCGGTGAGTTCGTCTGTGGTATCTGCCAGGCCGTGAAGAAGAACCAGAATACCATGCACTATCATATCAAGAGTCACGCCGGAAAGTATCCCTTTAGCTGCAAGATTTGCAACAAGGGCTTTCTCCAGCAGCAGAGCCTCACTGTTCACAATGCAGCTCTCCACTCAACAGACAATACTTCCCTCGCCTGTCCCTGCTGTGATTTTGAGACTCTGACGAAGGCCAACCGGATTATTCACTATGTGCGGAAGCACTGTGCCGAGGAGGTCACCAAGGCCCTTCACATGAAGGAGGGGGTCTTTCAATGTACACTGTGTGATAAGGAACTGAAGAGTAATACTGCATTTCACTATCACGTTGCTGGGTGTCTGCAGCTGGGAGAGCGACAGGCGGAGATGGATGGGATTCGGGCCTAGATTTCCGCAGAGTGCTTTAGCACTCGAGGATGTAATCTGATTTATCAGATTTCCGCAGAGTGCTTTAGCACTCGAGGATGTAATCTGATTTATCAGATTTCCGCAGAGTGCCTTAGCACTCGAGGATGTAATCTGATTTATCAGATTTCCGCAGAGTGCCTTAGCACTCGAGGATGTAATCTGATTTATCAGATTTCCTGAGGCTTCACGAAAGTCTGCGATATGACAATGAGCTTATAGATATGGTGACCGAGCGCCGCAAAGGCGAGCATTAATAGCATCTCATAGGCCGGTCGCTCAGTCTTTTTTCCATTGTAGCCGACCCACAGAAGTGCCGGAGCGACGAGTAGCACATGGATAAGATGAATCCACACTAGCTGGGATCCGGCGGCCCAGCGTGCCAACCCCTTGTAGCAGTGATAGACGAGTACAAGAATACCGAAGCCGAAGAGCACATTATAGACCCACTCTGGAGTGGCGGCACGATTGAATCCAACATATAGCAGTAATGGAACGATTACTACTGTATGCGCTAGTGATATGAGTAGATGCTGATCGATCATGTCTATTACTTCTTCTTACTTCTTCTTACTATCCGGAGACAGCCACGCCTTAAACGTATCCTTGTAAACTCCCACAAGACCTATGATAATAATCGCACCCGCGATAGACACTGCGTGAGTGATCTTGGGCATTTACTTGGTGACCATATTATTCTTAAGATGTCTCGACTGCTCCTCTAGAACCCATTGTATTACTGTCACAGTATCGCTCTGCTGGATCGGCCCCGTCACCTTTCCGTTGGAAACCACTAAAAAGGAGGGGATGGACCGGACGGAGCAGTAGCCGGGCGTATAGTTATTCTGGTCAACGTCGCACTTTAGCCACTCGACTCCGGACATGCTGTCGAGGGCCTGGGTGTCGATCTGTTTGCAGGGGCCGCACCAGGTCGCGCCGAAATAGACGGCCGTGAAGCGGGGCTTGGGATCCTTTAGGATCTCCTCGAACTCCTCTTGAGACATTAAGTATTTCATTTGGGCTCTGAAATAGGGATTTAAGTTCTAACGGCGGCTAAGACCGCGGTAACGTCTATGACCGAATAGCAGCCAAGGTTGCGCCGCCTAATGCAACGACTGCGAGGCTTCCCACAAGAAGATATGCGCCCACCCCCGCGCTCGTGTCCTCCATAAGATTCTGCGCAATGGCATCGAGGTCTAGGCCACCTCCTTCCATTGGAGGGGTAGAAGCGCCAAACAGGGGAGTGGCATCTCCGCCTTTCTGGGGGCCAGATGCAATAGTAGGAGGAGGTATAGGGATGCTCGGAGTAGAAGCCGCCGCAACAGGAGTAACAGAAGCCGTCGCAACAGGAGCAACAGACGCCGCATTACCCCCACTCAATCCTGCAATGTTATCAGACAGACCCTTTAGGAAAGTCGGCCCCATCGTCCATGCCCCCACACCTCCGCCAGCAACAGCCGTTCCACCTCCTATAACTGCCAGCACAGTCTTGATAAGGGGTTTCACTGTAGATATGATCTCATCGGGGAGATAATCGAGCATATTATTTAACCCGGCGCATATGATAAGTATGATGATAACAATGACAGGCAGTGTGAGTCTCCCGCTCGCTCTACCGATCTTCTTTTGCAAAAAGGGAATCTTAAATCCGTTTCCTCCTACATTTCCAGTCTTCGGATCAACTTTTGAAAACTTCGGATTGAACAGCTGTATAATATCAAAGATGTACCACGGGCTGTACATAAAGAGATAGGGTAGGACCCACAGGTCCGGGAAAGCCTGGGCTGAAAGCTTTCCTATAAGCGCAACCGCAACCTGAACAATAGTTTTGGCGACTCCCCACCAAATAGAACCGGTTACCATCAGATTCACGCCAGCATAGCCGAGATAGGAAAATGGCACGAAGGGTATCACTCCTGCAAAGAAAAGAATGAGGAACCACGGAATCGATATTCCTTCACTAATCATTTTTTGAATAAATGACGGGGCTGCAGGTGCTGGTGCAGGAGCAGCAGCTGGAGCAGGAACTGCAGCCCCCCTTGCCATGTTTAATACCGACAACATACCTATTGATACCCCCGAATCAGATTCTGAAAAGAAGGCCCGCGAAGCCGTTCACAATGCGCAGGACATTGTGATTCTTCGCGTAGATCCGGGCATGGCAGTTGCCTCTTGGCGGCGTATAATAGGGGTTCATCACTGTACGACCGGTTACCGGGTCCGTGACCGTGGTCGGCCCCATATAGTTCGATCGCATGGTGAGCTGAATCGTCATTGTATCTATCCGGCTCGCATTCAGTGACCCGGATGGCTGCATATCCTCCGGTCTCAGCGAAAAGCTGTAGACGTAGATGAAGTTCTTCGGGACGTTGCTGTGATACTGGTAGGGCTGCACGAGCCGGAAATATCCGGCGTCGCGGGCGTCGAAGCGGTCGTAGCCGTCGACCTGGATGAGGGCCGACGTGATGAGATCTCTGATGGCTCCGACCTCAATATTCTGGTTGATCGACGTCGAGCTGTAGTTAAAGAACTCATTGGTCGTGTCCATGAGATCGCGCCGAACGACCCAGATTAGCTCCCGAAGAGGGTGGTTGAACTCGAGATTGATGTTCGCCACGGCGGCGTCGGCCGGAATGCTCACCCGGGGCGTGTACTGGATCTGCTCAATGAGATACTCATGGGTATTGGCCACGAAGCGGCGACGCTCCTCCGTGTCGAGATAGACATAGTCGCCCCACATGCGCATGTCGATGATCTTCGCCGGATTCACCTGGACTGGCGCGCAGCCGCCGCTGAGATCGGACGAATAGAACAGGCTCTGTAGGGGCTTCAGCTTCACGTTGATACGGACAGGGTGGTACTGAATGGCCAGTAGGGGCAGGTAGAGCCCGGGGTTCTTATTGAACCAGAACTGGAGAGGAATATAGAGCTTCGTAGTACCGTCGGGATACTCGTCCGTGCCGAAGGCGTCGCCAGGAGGGAGCACGGGCGGCGGGATCATGCCGTCCACGCGCCCGACCATGTTCCCGTAGCCCTGTTGGAGCCCGGGCGGGACCGCGAGGCTAGACCAGAGCTCGAACCATTCTCCGGTCTGCTTGTCGATTTCCTGCTCTCCGATCTCTAGAGTGATCTCATCGATGAGGGCGTGGCCAATGGCATTCGTATAGGGCACCGGTGTCCCGTCAATCAGAGTGAGCTGGGGGAGAACGACCTCGAGCATGATGGGGCCGAGGAGGTCGCCCCGTCTAGGTACGAGGCAGGTGAGGCGGCGACCAAAGTCCGGGTCGCCGTCGAAATACATGACTTGCGATTCTATGGAGAAGTTCGTGTAGCGGCGGTAGACCATCTTGAACCAGGTGATTTGGGGATTTCCTGTGAGAAAGACGTCCTGCTTTCCTTGTGCGACTAACTGTAATAATCCACCACCACCTGGCATTCTAGTGTAGATTACGACTTATTCATTAGGTGATTTTTCCGTGTCAAATATACTAAAATATTACTATCGCTACAACAGAAGGATGGCCGCTAGTTTTAAATCATTAGATACTGACATTATCACACTCCGACAGATTGGTGCCCGCTCGGCAACAAACGGCTTTATTCCGAATCAACATATTC